GCAAAAGGGGGTGTTGACGAATTTTACAGCAATCAATCTAGTTTGGCAAGAGTTACAGGTACCCTACAGCTTTTCAGGGTGGGTGGGCCCTTGAGCTAGCAGGCGTATACTACATGTAGTAGGTAGCCCGAAGGCTACCTACTAGATGATGTGTCAAGAGAAATTACGCTACTAATTGCATAAAGTCTTGAGACTGTAACAATTTTGTCACGTCCATTTGACGGGACAAGTACACGTTGTTAACGTCTGCGGTCTTGCGTGCCTCGTGATGCGTTGCCCACTCGGTTACACCATTGTAGACGCTGTATAAGTCAATCTTATCAATAGAGCCTCGGTTATTACTCTCGACGTATTCCATGATTTGATTTTCTTTTACTTCATTCTTTGCAATGGTATTTTTAAGAGTGTTTCTAATCGTCTTAAGATCTACCACTGTATTAGCATAAGTTTGAAGTTGTTTATCAAAATGATCTACAGCACTTTTAAACATACTAATTTTATTGTACTCGTTTCCAAATACATCGCCGTTAGTGTGTTTCTTAAATGCTTGAACACCAGAGTCTTTATCTAATGCAATCATTCCATTTAAACAGACAAGGCGCATTAAGCCAAAACATATAGAGGCTTTCCTTGAGCCGTCATAACTATTGATTAAAGTTATTTGAGCTTTTACGGCATCGCCTTCAACTGGATTAATAACTTCTCTATTAAATGTCATAGTTCGAGAATTAACCCCACCATGTGCCCATTTGCGGTCAACGATTTCAACATCTGATACATTAATATCATTGTCAATTAATCGAGCATTGATGTTTTCTAGCATCGCATCAGTTCTATTAATGTGATACTGCCCAGCAAAATTGCCTATTCGTTTCGTATTAACAAACACGTCTTGCCCTAAGTACTGCATGCCATCGATTACGGCATTAGTTCTCATTTCAATTTGATCGTCTTGAAATACTGACAAATCATGAATGTTACTGTGTTTTACTTCTATGTTTTCCATAGTATTACTTTCTGAGATCTTTGATCCCTGTTAGATTACGGGCGCATTATTGCCCCCGCTTGTTTGAGATTTAAGAGCTTAGGCTCCGAGCTGGAAACCAGATTGAATATATAGCTAATCAAAGTCCGATTTTGTAAACTATATAAACCGCCTACCAGACAACCAAAATTATATAGATTTATACTATATAAGCAAGTACTTTATATTAAATAATGTAGGCCTATATCTTGTATGTATCAGTCTGATATATACAAGTTCAATTTTTTTAGGGAGGGTGGGCCCTAGAGTTGTCAAGCGTAATGGTGGGTGGGCCCTCAAGCTTGCAAGCGTAATGAACCGTTATACGTTGTCTAATGTAGACTAGTAATCGGCTTCAAAGGATTCGCCACTATGTGCCATACGCTCCCGATACTCCTCGGAGTCCTCCGCAAAAATGCTGGGGTCATACTTCGCACGGACAGTAGACTCGCACGAATCACACACATAGCCACATCCAAACCCCATGTTGTCCATCAGTATCCACGCAGAAGTAGAACTACAGTCAGAACCACAGTTAGGGCATATATCAAAATGTCTATCAATCATAAAATAAACATAGCATATTCAAGCAGAAGTACAAGACTTATTTTTTTTTATTTCTTAGGAGGGTGGGCCCTCAAGCTTGCAAGCGTAATAGGGAGGGTGGGCCCGTTGGCCGTCAAGCGTCAACCGTGGTTCGTTGTCCACGGTTGACGGTCGTTCTCTAACGGGAAACCTTTTCTTTGACGAGGTGTCGTTTAATTTCAACGCCTCTCTGTTTCGCTTTCCGTTCTCCTTCTTTCACTTTCTGTTGGACAAGGGACAACAGTTCTTTAAATGTTATCATCTATAAGCCCTCTTCAATTAAGCCACACTCGTCGAAGTGATCGTACAAATCTTTTATGACGACTTCATGAGTAACATCAATATACGCCCCATCGAACCAATCCATGTACCAATATTCTACCCTGTCCAATGAGTAGAAGCGTAGCTCATCTGACGGACCGCCCCAAGATATTTGAAAGCGGTGATATCCTTTTGGTTGGTTGTCGAAAGTATCAGCTTCAACGTAGTCAAAGCTTAAGCCATACTCATGGAACTTATCCCAACCATTGGCCTCGTACTTTTCCAGTTCTTCCTGTCTGACGTACCACTCACCCTGTACAAGGGCGGCACAGGTCTTCTCTCTTTTATTTGTTTCCATTTGTCTTCTCCTTTGTTAGATTTAATGTAAACATAGCATAATCAAGGATAAGGTCAACAACTATTTTCTTTTTGTTATCTACTGTGGCATTTATGCAACACCCTCGTCAGACAACGAAATGTTTCACGTGACACAATTTACTCGGGCGGGTGGGCCCATGAACCGTCAAGCGTAGGGAGGGTGGGCCCTTGAAGCGTCAAGCGTTGTCCACGGTCAATGACCGTGGACAACGGATCGTGGTCAACTAAGCCTCGCAGACAATCAACGTACCCGGGTCGTACCATTCGGCGTACAGGCCATGCTTGTCCAAGATAGTGTTGATCTTTGGATTAACTCCAAAGTCATCTAAGCCCAACTCAGCTTCGTTGAAACCAATCGCCCAGTAGTCTGCCCAGTTCTCTCCAGTCTCAGCACTAATGCGGAAACGGTCTGGGTTGTCGTTCATGTCTCCTTGGATAACAGGAACACCGATTTCTTTTAATTCGTTGTATGCTTTTTCGTATTGTTTTTTCATATCATTTTTCCTTGTTTGTTAGAGTTACCTTAGCCTAGCAGATTGTGGGATAGATACAACCCCTTTTTTCACTTTCTTTCACTTTTATTATCTACTGTGACATTTATGCCACACTGTATAACGAGCTGTTATGTCAGACAACGTAGCTTCACTTGGGGAGGGAGGGCCCGTGAGCCGTCATGCGTGATTCAGGGAGGGTGGGCCCGTGAACCGTCAAGCGTGGACAACGAACCACGGACAAGGGTGGGTGGGCCCGTGAATTGTCAAGCGTAAATTAGAATGATTCTAAACTAGAAGATCTTGGAGCATGTCCCATTGGACAAGGTCAAGCGTATCGTGGACAACGAACAACGGCTCGTGGTTCGTTAATTTTACTCGTGGTTCGCTAGCTAGCGTACCTTGAAAAAGTTTTACGGCTGACTGACAACGGCTCGTTGTCATAATAAATTTGGAGCCGTAATTGGTCAGATGAAAGGCAACTTGGTGGGCTGAAAACACTATCGTATCGGAGGCATTTGCTACTTTAAGTTCCACTGTAAAAAAATGGCTATTGGCTTGGCTTCCAATAAGGTCTGGGAAGCCGCGATTGACAGAATTTTCTATTCTATTCCAACGAATTCTGGGGGTACGTTGTTTAATGAGTTTCCATAATTTTGTTTCATTTTTACCACTCATTATTCAACGGAACATTCCTTTTCTATCTTCTCAAAATACTCTGCAATATCTTCTGAAATACTTTGATAAGTTAAATCATTTAACACTGAATGATGTAGTTCTTTGCCGTCTACTTTGATAATTATTTCATAGTCAGTCATATTTATTCCTTCGTTATTTAGCGAGAGCCTAACACCATCAGGTAGCGAACCTGACACGACTTCGGCTCTCTGTTCTCTTGAGAATATTTTAACAAGAGAGTTGCAAGTTGCGGTGTACTCACGTTTATCTTACAACTCTCTCTTTTCCTCTAACAAGGAATATCTATTAAATTAAAATTAACACAGTCACTATGGTCTGCACTGAAAACTTCTGCTTGATATTGTTTACCATCAATTAAAACAATATCGTTGTCTTCAAGAGGTTTCTCATCTTGCTGTATTCTTTTATGCTCATTTAATTCGTCTTGTGTGTATGAAGATTTAAAAGTCGTTCCTACATTATGTCCATAAATGCTTCCATCATTTAATGTTTCTAGTTTAACTTTTACTGTTCTCCATTCACTAAAACCTTTTGCTTTTACACCAAAAGGTTTTTCAAAGCCTAGTATTTTCATTTCATTTTCTCCTTGTTAGATTTAATATACAAGTAATCCATATATCCCATAATGTCAAGTACTTTTATATATTTTTTTAAAAACAATTAGTCCTTGTTGTCTGGTGTACTCTGGTTCGTTGTATGCTCTATGCTCTCTGTTTGTCCAACGGAGCCATCTATCAAAATTTTCATCTTCAGACTGTTCGTTGTTGTACTCAAACTCAAGATCACTTTCCATTCTTCAACCCCTCTAACTTATCTATTACTTGATCAAAATGTCCGCAGGTACATTCAAGACTGTCATCTGTTTCGTTAGGACAGACATGAAAGTCTGCGTCTCTGAGGTTTCTTATGTCTTCGATTATGTTGTCTATTGTCATACTCCCCACCCCCAAAAAATAATAGCTCGTACAGGGAAGTAAACGGCTCCCAAAATAACTACAATGTACAACCAACCCATATTGCTTATATAACGCGTGTATTTTTTCATTGTACTGTCTCCCCTCGTCTAAGTTCAAAACCAATTATCTTTTCTACCTCAAACAATGACCACATGCTAGATACTACAATGTCATCATGTAAGTCCGATAGTACCTCATCTACTGTGACTAGTCCGTGTCTAAGGTGAGTAATTTTCTGATTGATACGTTCCTCAGATAAATCAAACATCTTTTGTTTATACATGCTCATTGATCGTACCCCTCTATAATATGATTATCAATATCTCTATAAATGTTAGCGATTGTTTCGTCAGACAACACAACACTATTGAACACTTTGGATACATCACCATCAAATATCACTTCAACTTTGATCTTGCTTAGTTCGTATCTTGGCTCTGCATTATGCTTGTCATCTAACGGGATTGTGTCACCATTGTAATCTACTTCATACATATTACTCATCATACCCCCCATCATATTCGCATTCAAAATCTTCTTCTCCGTATTGACGGAAGTCGTCTTCCTTGATTGTCGTAATCTCTTGTACATTAATTTCGTCAAGGTGGTCTTTGTTGCCTTGAAACAATATATTCTCTCCATCAGCAAAAGATTTATCAAACCTATTATCAAACATAATGTCAGTAGCTTCGTCTTCGCTATCTGCCATAACTTTATAATGCTCTACAACGTACTCACTTATTTTTATGTCATAGATTTTTTTACCTATGTGTTCTTTTTTTATATCTAATTTACTCATTGTTCTTCCTTTCTATAATTCTAATATAAAGATCAACGTCTTCTTTCTCAGCTTGTTGTTCGTCATTAAAACAATCAATATTAAATCTGTCTAAAATTTGTTCAAACTGTTCTAACATCTCGTGGTGTCCTTCTTCAGCAGAATAAACTTGTATATTGAGTTCTTTCATTATCTAACACTCCGCCTCAAACACACATTGACTATTTTCTTCTACACATTTTAAAATTTTTTCACCTAATTCTAATCGTGCATACCACTCGAGCATTAACCCGTCTGTTAGATTGATCTCTTCTTCTAACATCTTGTCGTTATAGCCGTCATTCTTTTCAAAAAAATCGTCCAGTTTTTTCTTCCAATCCCCTAATCTTTCTTTGCACTCGTCAATGCCTCTTTTTATGTCATTTAAGTTATCTTCATCAAAATAGTATTCTAGTAAACTAGGTGTCGTACCTTCAACACCAAAAAAATCTGCGTCATCACTATCTTGTATGGCAAACCAAAATTTACCTTCTATGTCACCATGATAAAATCTACCCATTATTCTTCCTTTCTAATAAATTACTTCGAATCATAATCTGATTTGTTTCCCATAGTCAATAGCATTTTATAATTATTTTATTTTTTTTATTGACTTTTTCCACAACCACTAGATATAGTAGCTTCAAGGAGAACAGATACTAGATGTCGAGAAGAAAGCACCTTACACCACAACAATTAAAATTTGTTAATCTTTTGGTATATAACGAAGGACGTTTAACAGCTACAGAATGTGCTATTCAAAGTGGCTACGCTAAAGAACGAGCAAGGTCGTCAGCTAGTGAACTACAGAATTCAAACTACTATCCTCTCGTTGTACAAGAAATCAACAAGCTCAGAAAAGAAGTGAACGAGAAATATCGAGCATCTCTGGAGACCCACATGCGTGATCTCGCGGACATCAAGCGTAGAGCATTAGAAGAGAACTCATTTTCGGCGGCTGTCCAAGCAGAAGTTGCGAGAGGCAAAGCGGCAGGACTGTACCACGAGACTAAAACCATCATGCATGGAAAAATAGATCAGCTATCAGCTGAAGAAGTTCGCAAAGAACTAGAGTCAATAGCCAATCAAATCAATCCAAAGATTGTTGAAGGCAAAGCAGAAGAAATCATAAACAAGAGAAAGATCAAGCGTAATGAAAAAGAAAAGCAGACCTCAAGTAGTGAAGACGCCTGAAGGCGAACCAGAACTAGTCAAAGTAGGCTACAGAGACATACGAATTGAATGGGTGGCGCCAGATTTTAGGACAGATGAGCTCACAGATTGTTATGGACAGTACAAATCTAGAGAAGGACTTATTCAAATACAACATAATCTGTGTGGGCAAGAGAAATCTAACACTTTATTACACGAAGTAATGCACGCGTGCGCTTACGGATCCGGGCTTAATCAAGCTAACGGCCCTCTCAAAGAGGAGGACGCTGAAGAACTTACAATAAATCAGCTCAGCAACTATCTAATGGGCGTCTTCAGAGATAATCCTTGGTTCCTTGACTATCTAAAGAAGAACATAGAAAAAGACCTCTAAGAGTATTTCTGCCAGAAATATTTTAAAGCAAAATAAAGTTCCGCCCACACGACTCTACAGTAAATTACCTGTAATGTGCTAAAATTACCTGTAAATTACCCTAAAATTACTTTAATAAACTGTATTAACCTATTGATATATATACATTACGTATAAAAAATTACCAAATTACCTGTAAAATTATTTTTTTTCTTGGTCAGAATATTTTCTGGCAAAAAAACTCTATAGAGGTAATTTTTGTCCCTTGGCCGTAGACCGTAGACCGTAGTCCCTCTCCATAATCCGCTCTGCCTCAACCTCACGTTGTCTAACGTAGTCCTTGACATAATCGCGATTGTTGAATGCTCTTTCAGTGCTTTCTTTGATCCACCGTATATCGCCCGGGGTTAGCCGCTCAGTCATTGAGACCATAATGATACCATATATCGCTAACTTGATCGCGCAATATCTGTATCTCAGATGAGCACCAGTTTACATCAAGGTATCGATATTGATTGATCGACATAGATGTCAACAGCACCATGGTTGCAAATAAAAATAACGTTTTCATTTTTTTGCTTTTGGTCTCCCTTTTGGTTTACCAGTATATCTGCTTTTTAGGTGTCCGTGAACCTTTAAATACGCTGTACTGCACCGGTCAGAACAATACTTTTTTTGCCTTTGCCATCTGTTGATTGCGAACTCTTCTTCACAAACTACACAAACTTTGGTGCCTATAATTCCTACTGCATCACTCATAGGCTTTGCCCCATGATTTCTGTATGTACTTAATAAACTCCTCATCAATGTCTTTGTTGTAGAACGCTTTCCACAACCGTCTGATCTCATTTGCTGTAAACATAATATTCCTTTCTATGGATAATAGGCCATGACCAATTCTTTATCTGCCATGGCTTTGTCTAAATAAGCTACTGCATCACGAACTTTAAATGGAGCATCTTTTCCATGATGATCATCAATAAAATGACATAATGTATTTATTGCCTCACACAATTCGTGTTGTGTGATGTAGTTGTCTCTATCAAAATCTGCGCTTGTTAGCATAAGTATTCCTTTCTATATGTGAGTAGGCGGACACCACCACGTTTTTTAAAGAGGTCTGTCCTCTATAGCCCGCACTTAGGTCTACTCGTACTATCCTATATAGTGCTAGTTCTTATATCTGTCAAGTATTTTTTATCGTTGTCTTCCTTGACCACGATATGGCTTAAAAGAACGGCGCTTGCTCTTGTTCATTGTGCTTGTGATGGGGTTGCGGCCTTGACTTGTGCCTTTGAACGTTGGTTCGTGGTGCGTTTCTCGTTGAAATTTTTTAGCCACTAGATAATGCCTCTCTTGCGCGCTTCCATAATCTTTTGTTCGGCGAGTGCGGCCTCTTGATCGCGTTGAATTTTTTTGCGCTTCTCTAATAAAGCATACAGATGCCCACCCCAAATGGTCTTCATACTTACGGGTGTTGTAAGGTCATCATACTTTTGTTGCAGTCTTGTTATCCTGCGGTTTAATGTGATTTGATCTTTGAGTCTTTTATTGATCATTTGTTCTCCCTTCTACGTTGACATGATATACTAAAACCTCTGCTGTACACTTAGGGCACGATAAATTTGTAACAACCATGTGCTGTTCTTCTTCGTTGTCTTCCCACTCGGTGTCGTGATCACCGCCCCAAATCAGTTCGTGTCCACAGCTCCAACAGTTCATTTGTCGATACACAATCCGTTATCTAAAACTATTTTTTCATCTGTTTCAATCCAGACTCTTGCTCCACAAGATAAAGGCTTGTCCTTAGCATAAACCACTTTAGACGGCCCTTGTATGTCCACTTCATGAGCATAATTATTTGACTTATATGTTTTCACTGTCAACACAGGCTCGTTAGTGTTGTTCTTTTTATTGCTTCTTATCTTATGCATATTTACATGTATTATTTTTTTCATCTATAGTTCTTGTATCACAATTATTAAACGATACTTTTCTTTTGCACCTATAATAGTGTTTGGTACAAGATCAATCTTTTTTATGTCAAATGATGTGTTAGGTCGTGAACCAAATCCCATGGGCACAGCAAGAGACACTCTGGCGTTTGCTCCCTCCGGGCTTGTGCAGAACTTTTCTAACACAGACACTAGTTCTTTTGTTGTCCAACGTGCGCTCATAAATCTTCCTTTCGTTCTTCTGATTGCAACCAAAATACCAATAAATAGCGATCACCATCTTCGACTGGTAAACCTCTGTGTAAGTGAGTAAAACTAGGAAAAATAAGACCATGTCCATTAGGCAACGGTGGTACAACTCCTCGTCCAAAGAACTCTGTACCTCCACCCTTGTAATCTCCGGTGTTTAACGGCACCACCATACTGATGTCCGCGCTCGTGTCATGATGCCATGCTGTCTGACTAATGTCTCGTGGGTTGTAGTTCGCGACTTGAATGCCACCACCCACAACTTCTCTGTTCCACAACGTTTGAAAGACCACATTGATTTTAGAGATAACAAGTTTCATTAACGACAGATACAGGTCTCTCGCATCATTTTGTAAAACAAACTCATTTATCTGATGCTGTTTCAGTTCTCTGTAGTTTGGTTCAAATGTAAATTGTTTCTCCATGTTGTGCACCTCGTCCATGAATACAGAACAAAACTCTTTTGAAAAGATAGGCAAAGTAAACACTTCATTCAACGGTTCGTTGATCGTGTTCCGTAGTTTGGTAGGCTCGGGATCTTCAAGGCCCTCTTCGTTCTCAAAACGTTGCATAACCGGTAGCGCACTATTGATCAAAGGCAACGTCTTATCATCAATAAACCATTCAGAGGCCATCAATAACAATGCGTTCTTGTAGATGTACGGTCGCCCAAAGTTTTTTTGAAATCGTGGTAGTTCAGTTATGTTATACATTTTAATTGAATTTTTTTCTTCGTATAGAAGCTTGTTCTTTTATAAATTCTTTATGTAATTTTTGATCTTTAGGATCAGTTGACTTACCATCTAAGTCTGCTCTTTTAAAATAACATACCATACACTCATGTTCTGTTGGAAAAGAACCTAAGATCACACCAGATATAAGTGATGTCAACGAAGGTCTTCTATTTTCTGGTAACTCTTCCTCTAACAAGGGAGTTTGACACGTGTCACAAAGTATAGTTTTATCCGTCATTTTACTCTCCTAAATTATAATATTTTTCGCATCGCTTTAGCCATTTGTATTTGTAATCATCTAACCGTTGGCCGTTGATCGTGAACATTTGTAGATCCATACCACGCGACGCCATAAGAACCACACCGGCTTTCATCTCTGTACCATACAGTGCATCGTGCGCCATGCAGTACGCCGCCAACTGTGTAAAGTAATCATCAATCCACTCTTCTTTCTTTGGCTTGTTTGTCTGCTTAAAATCAATAACTGCGGGCTGTTCACGCCAAACTCCTACACAGTCTGCTGTGCCACCATAGAACGTGGGGTAGTAAAGAGGAACTTCTGTGCCCCAGTATTCGTCCATTGATGGTAAAGCATTCTTAATAATTGTTTGCGCCATTCTCTTGGCTATAATACCAATATTACTTTTATCGTCATAACCAACACCTTTTATATGACACTCGAGAAATTTGTGCATAGCGGTACCAACAGAAGCCGCTTGATGCATAACTGCATCTGCTTCTGCGTCGCCAACTTTGTCTCTCCATCGTTGAAGACCCGCCTTATCTTTCTCATCTTTTGTTGCAGATATAACCGTTGTGACCGAAGGAAGAAGTTTGTTCTCCCCTTCGTAATATCGTTTTCCGTTCACCTTCTTACGTCGAACATCCTTGTAGTCATAACGCTCGGTGATTAATGACTCAAGATTTTGAATGGCCATTCAATCCTAGTTGCTTTGCTTTCTGTGTTGCTAGGTGCTCAATGGTCTTAGCCAAAGATACTTTCATTCCTAACTCAGTTGATAACGCGGCAGATACTGCCTTTAGTTCTTTGTATGTCTTTTTATTCACAGAGACAGAACTGTACTTAAGAATGTCGGGCATTCTTGTTCCTTTCTTTATGTATTTCGTTCTTTATCTAACGTTAGAGAGTCTTTTAGGACCTGTTGCTTGCTCTAAACAAACTTTCAGTTCCTTTAATTGCTCCGTCAAAGAACGATTTTGTAGTCGTAAATGTTCGTTCTCCATAACCAAAGCGTTTTTCTCTGTCCAGTTATCCAAATTGAACGCTAAATTATCGTCATAATCCATGGAAACCTCCATATTTTATTGTAATCTACTACTAGATGTAGTAGATTATGGAAAATTGTCAACAAAAAAAGGAAGAATTATGAGATCAGAATTAGCAGACCGTAGGCCGTGTTACGCATTCACTATACAAGACAACAATGGAACACCATACAGACTCACAGTTTCGTTTGAAAATGGCGTTGTTAAAGAGGTTTGGATCAATGGTGGAGGCAAAGCCGGGACAGAACGGTTTGACATACTAACTGAGTTTGGAAGATTAGTTTCAGTTGCATTGCAAAACGGTACACCTCTTGAAGAATTAAAATCGTGCGCAACGTTTCATACTGACGGTAGGCCGTCGACAATTGTTGGTGAAGTATTCAATCAGTTAGAAAAACTTAGTTAACTTTGTCAGGGTCAAAGTCAGGCTCAAAATCAATGTCGAACTCAAGTTCATCGTCTGGTTCAGGTTCTTCATCTTCTTTGTATTTTTCAAATATTACTTTTAAACGTGAATCCAATTCTTTCATGGCCTCTGCTGTTCGATCAGAATTAAATGTAAATAAAATTTTATTGTCGTCCATGGTCTCAGCCACAGCTAAAGGTATGTAAATTAACTTACCATTTTTAAACTGTTTAAATTTTTGATGGCATAATCTACAGAAATAAATATTGTCCTCAAGGGGCTTCATGTGAGTCAAATGACTACAGCCCGGACATAAACAGACATTGATAATGTTATCCTCAGTCACCTTTTGCGTCTCCCCAGTTCTTGGCTAGAATGTATTCAACCTTACTGGGTACATGCAAAGGCGCGTCTCCCGGCATACAGTCTTCCATTTTTTGTGCAATCATTTTTGCTTGCTCCTCACTCTCAATTGAGATGTTAAGTTCATCATGAACTTGTATATGTGGTATGATACCATCTTGTTCATACAAGTCCACCATTGCTTGTTTGGTTTGATCTGCCGCAGACCCTTGAATTAATTTGTTTAATGCTTTGTAGGTGTAGGCTTTTTTATAATTGTACTTGCCCCACTCTGCCTCTGCTTCTTTCTCTGTTTTAAAAAATCCTTTTGCATTCCATTGCTTTGAAACATAGCCAAAAGAACGACAACGCCTACCACCTATCGTGGTCACAAAACCATTCTCATCCATTGCGTTCATGGCATATTGAGATAGTTGTTTCACAAAAGGAACTTTTTGATTGTATTCATCGATCAATTGTTCAGCAGTCTCTTGATCAATGCCTAGTTCCTCTGTAAGTTTGGCTTTACCCATACCATAAAATAATCCTAAATTAATTGTTTTTGCAATCTTACGATCAATGCCCGCCATCTTAGCGACCATAGTGTGGAAGTCAGCATCTCCCTTGCGATACCCTTTAATAAATTCTTTGGTGGCCATCGTTGGCCGTTTTGAGTTGTGCGTATACCCTTCTACTTCATTAACTTTCTCTGCAAAATGCACCACCAATCGTGGTTCTTGCTGTGAATAGTCAAAGCTCCCCCATTGTGTCCCCTCTTCTGGTATAAACAAAGAACGTATTTTGTTTTTAATATCTTCGTTTCGTGCAGGAATCTGTTGCAGATTAGGTTTGCTATAACTAAAACGTCCAGTCACAGTTCCGCCGTTGTCACTCCTCATCTGATGTATCTCAGAATGAATGCGTCCTTTGTGCTGGTGCTTCAATATACTGTCAATAAATGTTGTGTGTGCCTTGTTTGTTTCTCGTGCCTTAACAATTAATTTTGCTAAAGGAGATCCGTTGGTATTTAAAAAGTTTTTTGTAAACGAAGGTTTTCCTGTTGGCGTTGTTTCATACTTCACGTTCATATTATCAAATGCTTTTGCAACAGAAGCTGCAGCCCAGATATCAACGTCTACATTCGATAATTTTTTTATTTCAAACAACGCTTGTTTTTCTTGACTTAACAATTCTGCTTTTGCAATCGCGGCTCCGTCAAGATCTACACGAACACCGTGAGCTCTCATGTCAATCAAACAAGGTTGTAGTCTGCATTCTAAATCATAAATTTTATGAAGATCTTGATCCTCTATTTCTTTTTGATTGTGAAAGTATAAGTCATACGTCAATCGTGCGTCCATTTCTGCATACTTGCCTACATACATTGCCGGAACCTTGTACATCTCAGCTTTGGGATCAATCCCTTTTGACTTTGCAAACTCCACAAGAACATCTTCGTTCTTTGTTTGTCCCAATTTATCTTTAGCTAAACTGTTCAAAGTAAAAGAAAAACGATTTTCATCAATCAAAGCACTTGAAATCATTGTGTCATGTATTGTACCATTGACGGTTATGCCTGCGTTTCGTAACCAACCCACATCGTAGGACGCGTTGTGAAATATTTTAGGCATGGGATAGGATAAAGTTTTCTTTATCCAAGAAATAACTTTATCTTTTTCGTAGTTACCTTCTTCATGAGCTATTGGGTAGTACCCTTCCCAATCTGCTGTGGCTAGTGCAAATCCAGTTATGTATCCTTTACCAGTAGCCCAACCTGCTCCGTGTGTCATCAAGTGTATATCACATGTCTCTAAGTCAACCGCTAGATAAGGAGCTTTGGACAGATCAGGAAAATTGTCGTCAGCAACCCACTCAGTCCATTTAACTTGATTATTCATTAACAGTACTCTTTAATTTATTTATGTACCAAATAGATTTATCTAGATCCTCTTGTGCTTTGCCCTTATGTTGATAGCGCCATAAATATTTCATAGCGTTTCCTTGCAAATAAAATTTAAAGCCTTCGCCCAAACAAGATGCAATGGCATCAATGCACTCTACGTCTCCCTGTTTATAATGAGGAGGATGGTTGACGTTATCAACTTTCATTTATGCTACTTTTTTTCTTTCGTTGTATTGCTTGAACACTCTATCAAAATTAAATCGATATGGCAAATCAGAACATACATAAACATACATGGCCTTCTTTGCTCTTGTGCTACCAACGTAAAACATTCGCGTGATAGCATCTCGTTCGTCCGGCTCATTACTTTTATATTTATTATAAAATGGTTGTTCCATGTTACCAACTAGAACAATGTTATCATCTTCGCCGCCTTTCATTCCGTGAATCGTTGACATCTTGATCGCAGGCTTTTTTGTAAATATATCAACGTTGTTATCAATGCAGTCTTTTATATAACGAAACTTCTTTTTCCATTCTGGATTGTTCACATTTGCAAAATGTTCCTTCCAATCTATTGAAAAATCAAAGTCAAACATTTCCTCCAGTTGTTCCCTATTGTACAATTGATCTTTGTCTAAACCTTCTAATTGTTTTGGCATAAAATTTTTTGGTTTGACTAATGTTCTGTATATAAGAAGATCTGATTTAGAAACGTACTTACCTTTTTGTAAATTAAAATAACATTTTAAAGCCGAGAGTATTTTAGATCCCACAGGATAATGAACATAGCCTTTGGCCGTAGTTTGTTTGAACCACAATCTTCTTCTCATCATTATGTTCTTCATCTCGTTCATAATCCGTGAGCCGGTGACCATGATTGTCCAAGACTCACCATTGTCTACCGGTATTGACATAAAACTTCCTGTGTACTGCAAGTAACCCTTGTCCTTTTTTTTCGCGATGTATTTTTTCTCTTGTTTTTTATTTATAGTATCACTAATTAAACTTGCAAAATTAATATGCTCTTGAGACAAACGACGAGACTTTGTTAAAGAAATATTTTCACAGGTATTCGAATATTGATTTAAAAAATAATTAACATCTCCACCGTTCCAATCAAAAATTGCTTGATCGTCGTCTCCTGCAATGTACAAATAATCAACAGAATTCTTCTCCAACAGTTTGTCAATAACTTGCCACTGACACCACGAAGAATCTTGAGCTTCATCTAAGAACACAGCTTTGTATTTTTGAAACTGATTAACCTTCAAAGCAAATAAAATTTGATCTGTAAAATCGTGTAACTTATTGTTTTCTTTATACTTATGCCAGCTGTCTACATAGTATTTAACATATTTCCACTTGTGGTTTCTTTCATTAATTTTCACAAAAGACTGCTCCAACGTTGTGTTAGATACTCTCTGTAAATTGTATAAATTTAAAATAAAATTATTATCAAGATCTTCTCCATACTCTTTTTTTACGTCACCTCGTTCTGACTTCGCCCAGTATTCGAAGTCTGATGCCTCAACTAACTTTGAACTCTCACCCTTTATGTATCGATTACATAGACCGTGAATAGTAGCGAAGGATTCATAGCCCTCTGTCTTTTTAAGAACTCCTAAACGTTCTCTTACTTCGTCAATACCTTTGTTTGTAAATGTAATATAACAAATGTCTTTTGGATGTATTTTTTTGTTGTCAATAATATCAATTAATTTTGTTATTAAATAATTTGTTTTTCCTGTTCCCGGTGGACCAAATATTTTATGTGACTCCGGCCCAAGTATTTTTTCTGCTTCATCAAGATACCTCATTAAAACGCCCTTTCTTTTATAATTTCTTTTGGTTCAACATTGTCCCCTACAAGATCAAATAGTCTTGAATCTACCACCCACACGTGAATAGTTTTTTTATTTACAGTTTTCTTTGTTTGCTCTCCATTCAAACCCGGGTTTTTAACTCGTTCTGTTTTACCATCAATCTGTATTTCGTACGGCTTCTTTACAAAATCATATAGCAAAGAAGATTCTTTTTGTGTGTCTCTAATAATTTTTGTTGACACCAATGCCGAACGCAAATCTTCAAACTTAAAGAATATTTTATTTTTCTTTTCATCGTAGAAAGAACTGCCCTGCAATAAACCTTCAACATCGTCCCCACGTCCTGTGCCAGACAACCAGTCTTCAACTCCTTTGTGTATTCTATTGTTCCTTCCAACACCTTCTGGCAACTCCATAATGTCTAAATGCTCTCTCATGTGATGATTAATGTATGTATCAAAATCGTCTGCGCCCATTCGTGCAGGTTTAAAATCTAAAGTCACACCAACTTTTTTTCTCCAATTCTTTTCTTCAAAAATGTCATCAACTTCTGCTTTCATAACAACGCCGTTCTCAAACGTCACATAATAAAAAACAGGGTCATCTAATACTTTATGTATTTGAGATATGTCTGTTTGATTATCATCACCGTCCGTTGTCCGTGTTACGCCGTACTTTCTCGGTATGCACTCTTCACGATTACAGTAACTTTTCATAGGTTCTTGCTTACACAAATAGTGATAACTCGAAGTGCTCTCTTCGTCTAAGTGCTCTCCCTCTTCCGTAATAGAGTTTACCGAAGACTCTGTGTGACTCGTGACTGAAGAATATATTCTAGACACCTCTGTTGGTGATAAAGGATTTGTTATGTATTTTTGATTTGCTTCTTGAAGTTTAGAAAACCAGTCTTCTCCGCTCTCTTCGTACATTTTTTTATACATTACAGCCACATTAAAAAGATACATGTTACGACCACCTTCAGCGCAACCACGAAGAGCTATACAATTATTACAAGGAGGACCATCCGGAAATACAGTGTCAGTTTTTATTACAAATTTATCTATTGATTCAACAAGTGTGTTCTCGTACACTGCAAAAAATTCCTGCAACGACAACTGTTTTACTTGCTCGTTGTCATCCAACACCATCGCATAACGATCTGGATTATGCGCATTAAAGTATGGAGTGTTGACGTAGTTGCCAAAGAAACCTGTCGGTAATTCACTTTGCTTTGGAAATATCTCTTGGCCTTTAAATCCAAGCAAAGAGGCGGCCTTGTCTAATTTCTTTCTCAGTGCTTTTGCTTTAACAGGATTTTTAAAAAATATGTAAACGTGAGCCCCACCACTCTTAGATTTAAAAACAATAAAAGGAAGCTTTGCTCTTTTAATACTTACAAGAAGTTGCCTGTGATCAAATCCTTTGTAACTATCAATATCAATGCATCCCCAAAAACATTCGTGTTGTTTGTTAATTGGAATAACACCTATACTTTGAACACCATCTAAATGATTCTTCCACAATGTTTCGTCTTCAGATAACACTTCTCCCTCTGGCAGAGGCAAGGTCTTACAAGAACCTTTTGCTTTTCCTCTAGAGTCTACTTCTCCAGATGGAACGTAGGTGCCGTAAGCGTTCTCGTTTCCTTTGAATACCTGTCTAATAAATAATCTATCTTTCATGAACCCCACAAAAAGAAAGGGCGGCTATCGCCGCCCTGTTCTAACTAAAACGCTTTCTTTTGTGAGACTTGCGCTTCGTCTGAGTGCTCCACTTTCACAGCGTTTTTATTAACGCCTTGTGCGAAATGTTTTGCGGCATCGTACACGCCTTGTGATTGAACCGGGCCAATCTTAAAGATCTCCCAACCAAACCACGTCCCTTTTGAATTGGACTGTGGTATAGTTTTTATTCTATACACATGACTATATGATGGTGGTGTAAAAGACTTTCCGTCTGGACCTTGCATCTTAACTTGAAGCATCATAGAGTTCCACTTACGAGAAACTTTTCTCTGTGTTGATTTCATAGTAATCAAAGCTTGTTCAAAGCCTCCGTCACCATCTAAGACCAATACAAAGTGATTTGCAGTTTCTTCTACAATGTTACCATTCGGCAACCTGTTTTGAAAACCTGCGTCTCTCGGAGCTTGACTTATGTCATAGTCAGAGTCGTGAATTGCAATAGGAGCTCCGCTCCCTGTGCCTCTCTCGCCCCACTCTATATACTCTCGCTTGTAGAAACAAGGAACGATATCGATCCCTTCTTCTCCGTCATAGAGTTTGCCACTAACACTATTATAGATCATGCCGGGTTCGGCACCTTCCACAAAATTGTTACTGGTTTTGTTGCACTGCGGCGATAGTTGGCTCAATACTTTTAAGAAAGGCAGTGCCAAGTCATCTGCGGAGTTCACGTTCTCGAGCCCCGATAATGATTCAGCGTCTGATATGATTGAGTCAAGACTAACTGCAGTGAGTGCTTGCCCGTTGCTTTTTGTTTTTGCTACTTTGTTCATTGTTATTTTTTCCTTATAACTTTTGCTTGTCTACCCACAAACGTTTTAAATATCTCTTCTGGTGGTAGAGCCGCACCTTTTTCGTGCAGTTCCCGAAGAGTTGCTTTTAGAGTCATAGGTTCAACTTTTAAATTTTGCTCAACCTCATACCCATTTGCGGTGGCTAACTTGGCAAATTCCAACGCCTTCCCGTCTTCGTTACGTCCAAACCTAGCGGCAATCTCATTCTTAATAAGGTCACCAAGGTTGTTGTCTCGAAGCCATTGATACGCCGTGGACCGTTGATCGGGGTCCTTTGGTATCGTAATTCCATAAAAATTCTTTATGTCAATTGAACTGCCATCATTCAGTTTCAACTGCGATAAATTTTTATCCTGCATCCATTCTGGAATCTTAACTTGTCTGATGTCCAGAGCATGCTCTTGTTTTTGTTTTAATAATTCTTTTAGTGAATCAATCTCTGCTTCTGTGTCAACTAACTCTTGACAAAGTGCACCGATTGTTGCGGCATCGTCGTTTGTGACTTGCTCTATTTCATCTTCTTTAAAATTGATCTTCTCCATTATTCTCTTCTTTCTGATATAAGTTTACACTCAATGGATAATACTTAGCAGATTCTCGATCCCATTTCAACATCTTAAATTTACCGTTGTTGATATCGGAAACTACAGCACTAGTAGCAGCAATGATAGCAGGATCACCCACAAGAAGTAGATAATCTTCGTCATTAAAATTTTCAAGTTTCTTTCTAAGTTCATGTATAAGTGCACCGGCACTATATACCAACTGTGCTCTTTCTGTAAACAAAAATTTTACATCTCCAAAAGGTAATGCTTTCATCACATCCATTTTTGGTGTACCTCTTGATGTTCCCGGTGGTTCTTGCACACAGTAAACTGTCATATTTTTCTTTCTTGACTATTTGTAAATGTTTCTTATTATATCTTCTTTAGAAAGAAAGACAATATATGAATTACAAGTTCAAAACAAAGCCGTACAAGCATCAATTGACGGCTTTGAAAAAAAGTTGGGATAAGAAAAACTACGCGTTATTCTGTGAGATGGGTACGGGTAAGTCTAAGATATTGTTGGATAATATAGCTATGCTGTATGATCACGGAAAAATAAATGCCGCTGTTATTGTTGCACCAAAAGGTGTTTACAAAAACTGGGTGGAGCAAGAGATACCTAAACATATTCCCAAACACATACAATGCAGAACGTTTTATTGGGTAGCACCTAGTTCTCGTTCCAAAAACGATAAAGAAATGTTGTCTCAATTATACTCAAAAACAAGAGACCCTCACCTTACATTTTTTGTAATAAATGTAGAAGCGTTCTCTACTAAACCCGGTCGTGATGAAGCTGAAAAGTTTTTGTGGGCATATAAAGCAATGATGGCAGTAGATGAAAGCACATCTATTAAAACACCTACGGCTCAAAGAACAAGAAACATATTATCTGTTGGCATGAACGCTGAATATAAAAGAATTATGACAGGAAGTCCTGTTACCAAAAGCCCATTGGATCTGTATTCACAATGTGATTTTTTAGATTCTGAATTGCTAGGACAAGACTCTTTTGTAGCGTTTCGTAATCGATACGCTCACATGCAAACAATTAATGTGAATGGACGTTTTGTAAATATAGTAAGGCCTCACGACAGCTACCGTAACTTGGCAGAACTATCCGATATTGTATCTCAATTTTCTTACAGAATATTAAAAGAAGATTGTTTAGATTTGCCAGAAAAAGTTTATCAAAAACGTATTATTGAAATGACACCAGAACAAAGAAAAACGTATGATTCAATGAAAGCAATTGCACTAGCAGAACTTGACGGTAAAGTTTGCTCTACTATGAGCGTGTTGACACAGCTGTTAAGACTTCATCAAATAACATGTGGCACGTTTAAAGCTGATGACGGTACAATTAAACAACTTAAAAACAACAGAATGTCAGAACTAATGTCTGTGCTTGAAGAGACAGATGGCAAGGTCATAATATGGGCGACTTACGTTGCAGACATAGAAAATATAGTCGCTGCTTTAAAAAAAGCTTACGGAGAAGCCTCTACAGTGGCATATTACGGTGCAGTGGATGCAAAGGTCCGCCAGAAGCAAATCACTCTGTTTCAAGAGAAAAAGGGCCCTGCACGCTATTTCGTTGGAAATCCATCAACCGGAGGGTACGGAATTACACTTACAGCGGCCAACACGGTAGTGTACTACTCAAACAGCTACGACTTGGAAAAAAGATTACAATCAGAAGATCGCGCACATAGAATAGGGCAAGAACATAAAGTTAATTATGTGGATTTAATATGTGAGAACACTGTTGATGAAAAAATAGTAAAGGCATTACGTTCTAAAATAAATATTGCAAATGAAATATTAGGTGAAGAACTTAAAGAGTGGCTATAAGCAAACAACAAAAAGGTATACGCAACGAATTGCTCGCAGCAATAGAGTTTTTATCTCGACCCTACCATCATGTCTATTATGATTTGGGAGGCAAAGGCCCTTGCGACCTCGTTGTAATAGATTCAAAAATTGGAACCATTGATTTGTATGATGTGAAAACACATAGTGAACGAATGGACAAAGGCAAGATGAGAAGAATTAACAGAACAAAAAACAAGTCAGCAAAAAATTTAACTGTTAGAATAATATACGTTAAAGAAGTTTTTGGAACACCCACACAATACTCAGTAGAATAGATATTGCAGCGAACGACGCTGCTGCACCCATAAACCACGTCATCATTTGTCTCAATTCAAATGTGTGTTTATTTATTTTTTCTTGTTGTGCTTGAACATTATCAAGTTTTTCTTCAAACACTTCATACCGTAATTGACATTCAGCCAAGTGTGTTTCTAACGCTATTTTTGTTTCGTCGCTCATGCTAAATCCTTTAAAAACTCATCGTCTCTAATAATTCTTTGTCTTAAATTACCAGAAGCTAAACCGCCCAATGGTTGTGTTATGCCAGTTACCTGTGCTGGCGGAGTTTTTAACGGCGATCCGCCGGCCGTTGTTCCTTGGCCTTGAACAATATTTTGAGTTTGAGTGTTAGCAGAAGATTCTTTCGGTTTATTTTCTTCTCTAATTTGTGAACGCACACTGTTAATTGATTGAAATAAGTCTCTGTATCTAAAATTATTATATATTTCTCTTAGCTCACCTCGAGGGAATAAACTAGATCTAGACACACCTAATTTTTTAGCAAGTTTTATAAAACGTCCATCGTTGTAAAAAGTCTCAAAACTAGGAGGAACAAACCTGTTTTGTTTAACACTAGCTCTAATATTTTTTTGAGCTTTTCTATCTTTTAAAAATTTTTGAATATATTGCGGGCTTAACCCTAGTTTTTCTAAATCATTAGTTAATTTTTTAAAAGAATTAAAATTTCTGTACGAGTTTTCTAAATAAGTTTGATAAGAATTTATTCTTGTGTTTGTTGTTGCATTTTCTGCAAAAAATCTACCTTTTGCAGTAGCGGCAATCGATCTATCTGCTGCTGCAAAAGTATTGTATTTGAAGTTTAAATTATTGTTAAGATCAGCATCATAAATTCTAACCCCAGCAAACAGTGCCAGCGCTTCGTCTCCTAATTTAAACTGTTTGCCGTATGGAGTTTTTTCTTCAGCAACAGCTTGTGTCAGTTTAGTGGCTTGAGTAAATATTCCGGGCTCTATTCCTTCTAGTAAATGTCCAAAACCTGCGTATACTTTATCTCCAATAGGAGTATTTGGATCATTAGACCAAACTCTAGATCTTCTTAATGTTTCTCCTCCTCTGGTAGTTACATCTAAAAGACGTTCACTTAAAATAGCTTCACTGACAAACGGACGTAATGTTTCTCCAACTGAACTCATTAAAGATCTCATCATTCTATCGTCCCAATCTCTACCTAATTTTTTGCCTACAGACATCTCTCCGGAAAAAGCATAGAAAGGAGCTTGTAAATAGGCATAAGGATTTTGATAAGAAAACGGTATGTATCTGTACACAATGTTGCCATTAGCGTCTTCTTTTTTAGACAACATAATTAAATCTCCAAATTTATTCCATTCAGGAACTTGAGTTTCTTTAAATGACTCATATTGTTCTTGGTTCATCCCTAACGCGGATAGTGATGCTGTTGAAAGTACAGCACCTGAAGAAAGACCTATGGTCTGACCTATCATTCGTTTAGCTCCCATCTTTCTTACAACCGGATTGCTGCTAGCCATTTCTTTTGCAGCAAACTTCATAAGGTTGGCAGATGTTCTTAAAATTTCTGCTGGAAACGAAATAAAGTTTCCAAGGGGAAGTCTTCTTATGTCTCTAACAAACTTAGGCACATAGTTATAGTTTGGGTATGTATTCTTGACATACTGAGCTGAAATTTCTTCTAAAGTTTCCATGTATGTTTTAATGCTACCATCAGCGTTTAAATGATTAAATTGTTTTCCAAACACTTCAAAATAAAGTTCATCTACGTCTTTTACAAAATTTTTGCCTTCTGGTAACGCTTCTTTTAATTGAGACTGTGTAAATCTCCATCCGTAATCTTTCCAGATATCATCTCCTTTTGTATACAATTCTTGAGATTTTTTAAAAGAAGCTGATTGAGTAATTTTTTTAAACAACGCTGTTGTTGTGGCATATCTCGATTGTCCTGAAACCACGTCTTCTAACAAATCGTCTATTTCTCTCATTGCAATGTTACTTTGAGTAACACCTAATTCTATGGCCCTAGTTCTTTTTTCACCCAAAACTTTTTTAACGTTTTCTTTTGAAATTTTTCCGCTTGGAAATACCTCGTCTATGTGCGCCTTAACAATATCAGCAAATGTGTGTTCTGCGCCACCAAATGGTCTACCAATGTGACCGTTGTGTAAAGCAAAAAACGATGCAGATGTAAAGTTACGAACTTGTGTTGTAGGACTAAAAACAGTTTTTCCTGCTTGTGTTAAACCTTTAAGACCTAAAAATCCTTTGTAAAACGGAACATGATCTAACAGCACAGACCAGCCAGCAACTTCTCCTAACAACGCTTCGTGAATATTTTCTGGCACATAATGGTCTGGCATATATTTGTAATATCCAAAAGGATCATCGCTAACTCCCGCTCTTTTAAATTCTTCTCCCATGTTTTTAAAGTTAGGAGGTTCTATGTTTGGGTATTGTTTTTTAAATTGATTTTCTAAGTTTTGTTGTATAACGTCATTAGCATACACGTCATTCGTAGCTTTAGTTAGATCTGATTTTGCAGAGTTAGCTCGAATAGGTTTACCTAATAACTTTGATTGTTCTCTAGCAATTTCAGAATAGTCAGGTTGAAAAATAAATTTTGTTCCGGCTTTTGTTGTATTTTTATTAAATAAAAAAATTTCATTTATCATTCTTTTTTTAGCTACCATTTCAGCTAGAAAAATATTGGTATCAAATATAGACTCTTTGACCCCTCCTTTTCCAAGAAGACTACTCAATGAGTCTGTTAAACCTCTTGTTTTAAACTGCCTGTATTTAGCATCAGTTAAATCCATAAAAGTAATTTTACCTCTAGGTCTTTTTTTACTTCTAATAAGAAAATTAGGAAGAGCCTCATCAAAAAAATAAGCTGCATTTTTTGATTTTTCTGCTTGATTTATAAAAGAATCTATTTGTTTTTTTGCTTGAGTTTCAAAATACGCGTCATTTCCTTTAACTTTACTGTGACTTTTTAAAAATTCTTTTACCTCTTTGACAGCTGCTTTAACTCGTTCCGGTTCTCTTATTTTAAACGTATCTTTCATAGTAAACGCTGCGTAACTCCCGTGTAAACCTCTCGATAAAACATCTTGCAATGATTTAGTTGTTAAAGCTTTTACTCTGTCTTTTATTTTTGTTTTTTTAAACAAAGTCAATCCTTTCGTATTTAAGACTTCTTTGCTAGTCATTAAATCAGTGATTTCTTTTTTTAATTCACTATACTTATCTTTAAGTTCTTTAACAGGACGCCTTAAATCTTTTGGTAATTGACTTAAAGGTTTGTCACCATCAACAACTCTGCCAACATCAGCGTACCATTTTTCTTTTTTAGGAAGAGAATCTACAATAAATCCTTTTTTAGCATCTTTATGTTCTCTAGCTAAATTTGTTATTGCTTCATCTATACTTTGAGATAAATTGTGAAGATCTTTTGTTTTAGCTCTAAAAATATTTGACTGAACTTGTTTAACATCAAAAGCGTTTTTTGGAACCATTCCTGATGTTGTTAAATTATTAGCTATTGTTTTTTGAAGTCTTCCAATAAAATTTTCAGGGTTTCTAGTTAATCTAATTTCGTCTAATGTTTTTGCCCCCAAAGTGTTTTTTGTAATTTCTTTTGCTTTAGCAACGCTTTTAGTTAATGTATTAAATACGGGTTGTGTAATGTAGTCTCCCACTGGACCTTTTGAAAGAACAGTAGACAAAGGATTAACAACAGCAAAGTCCAAAGCTTGCGCTGCAGGTTTAGCAACTTTTGTAGCTCCTACCAACGCACCTTTAGCTGCAACTCCTGCCACTGGGAGAACGGCACCTACTCCAGAGCCTTCTATTCCCATTAATGCTTTTTGTTTAAAAGTAGCCGCTGCTCTAGCTCTACCTGTTAATTCAGAAATTTTTGGATCCGCTGTTATACCAAATGCTTGTCCTAATGTTTTGTCTCTACTGGTTGTTACAATAGGCTCTACTGCTAAACCAAGTCCTCCGTAGTACCCCATTTTTTTAGCTACACCTGAAACGCCTGTTCCTTTTCTTAATGCGTCCAATTTTTTAAGGCCCATTAATTTACCGGCGGCCTTTGTTGCTACCCTATAAGGAACAGCGTATTGAGTCATTAACTCAACAAACTTACCCACTCCATCGTCTACATTTATTTTTGGAAAATTTTCTTCTATTGATGTTAAAAGCTCTGTGTCTAAAAAATAATCAGATACACCAGCTCCGAGTTCTGCTATGGCTTCAAAAATTTTAAGGCCTCCAGAACCAAGGCCTAACAAAATTTGTTCTAATTTATTAAATTCTTCGCCTTTAGTTCCATACTGCGTGCCAAGAATATAATTTCTTTTGTCTCCCATGAAACCTCCTAAATCATTTCAGATTCTGGAAAATTTGTTGTCTCCTCTTCTTGCGGAAAATTTAATTCTACTCTGTATTTGTCTTCAAAATCTTTTATTTGACTATATGTTTGTATTTCAACAAACTCAGCCAAAGCTTTTGCGTCTTCTGATAAAAGTGTAACCACGTTATCTGATATGTAATCAGGCAAAGATTGTCTTAAAGCAGCATACGTTGTTTGAACATCTTCTTGCATTCCTCGTACGTTTTCAACTGGTTGTTCTTCTGTTTGTCCACCTTCTTGAAAACCAATTCGTCCTCCGTCAGCAATTGTTGGACGGCTTATTGTTGGTTCCGTTAAAGTAGCTTGTGCTAAATCTGTTCCTCCCAAGTCAATTTTTGTCGGAACTTGGTTTTTGTTTTTTGCTAACTGATCAACTAAAATGCCTCTGTTGGCTTTTGCCTTTTCTTTACTAATTCCAAATAATTCTGCTATCTCACTATCACTGAATTTATCTGCTATTTCATAGTATGTTTGATAGTCTGATGCGTCTAACGGCGCGTCGCCAATATTGATATCTTGACTACCATAAATATCTTTCGCTGCAGAAAGAAAATCTGGGCTGCCTTGTGCCAACTCTATTATTTTTTGCATATCTGGACGTTCAAGGTCTCCTGTTGCTTGATCACGGACTGTTGTATAAATGTCTTCTCCCTGTTTGTATTCTCGATCACGAAGTTCTTTCATTGGATCTTGAAAAGCTAGAGATAAAGATTTCATCATATCGCCATCATAGTCTACAGAACCCGCGGCAATAAAAGAATCTTGTATTGCAGCACGTCTTGCTTTTTCCATAAGTTCTGTTTCTTCTTGTAGGTCTTTAAGATATTTAACAAAAGATTGACGGCCTTCATCCGAGGTAATTGCTCCTTTAATTCCTGTTACATCTGTTGTTGGTGCGCTTACGCCAGCGTCTGTAACAGTTTTTGTATCGGAAGCCTCTGTTCCTGTTGTATCTGTTGCATCTGAACTAGAACCATCTTTCTCTGTATTTTGAACAACGTCAACTAAACCGCTTAATTTGCCTTTATACTTTTCACTAAATTGTGTTAAATCATTTTCTCTACGTTTAATGCTGTTGGTTATCATAGGGATTTTACCACTTGCAATAAACTTATTATTACCTCTTGCGTCTGTTGCGCTTATTTCATCTATAACTTCGTCATACCTTGTTAGAATATCTTTTTTGTCTTGTTCTGTTAATGACTGTAAAATTTCCTCAGGCAATTGATTGAATACTTCTGTAATTTTTGAAGAATAGTAGTCAGCTAAACCGGGTTTATCAAAGTCACTAAGAGTAGAAAAATTTTGAATAAAATCAGAGTAAATAGAATCGCTTATTGCCATTTTCAATGTTTGTCTAGCTTCTCCTTGAAATTCTTTTATGGAATCTCTAGCCGTTGACTGTTTCCTTATGTCCTCTAAACTAGGGTCCCCACCCTTGTTTAACTTTACCCGTCCGCCGACCGCGAACCCTTGTCTTTCGACTAACCCAGAAGCTATTCCTGTACCATAATGATGATACGGTGTGTGTGTAAATAATTTTCTGTGAAAGATAGACATTATCTCATCATTGCTCCAGCGATTCCAGCTCCAGCAAGACCACCTAAGAACGGACTAGGCATGTTTGCTTGTTGGAACATTGGCATACCAGTAGTCGCTTGTTGTAAGAACGATGCTTGGTTCATAGGTAGTTGATAACCAAGTCGTGCTCTTTCAGCATCGTATCCTCTTCTTGTTTGTCCTAAATTGAATAACGCGTTGACGTCTCCTAATCTTTGTGTTTGCAACTGTGAACCAAGTCCCGCCATTAAACCTGATGCGTTTTGCGCCGCTTGTTGCGATTGTTGAAACCCTTTATTATATAAATCACCTATGGTGTTTCTCATTGTATTCGCTTGTTCCCCTTTTAGAGCAGCGTCAAACACAGCGCCACGAGTCCCAGATCCTGCAAATGATCCAGATTGAATAGCTCGTTGATCAGCTTGCGCTTGTTGTAAGCCAAATTGTTTGTTTAAATCAGTCATTGTGTTTTGAACCACGTTTTGAGTGTATGGGTTCATAAATGCAGAAGCTCCTTGAGGTCCCGCGTATTGAGCTGCTTTTTCAATGTAAGGCATGTACGAGCCAAGACCTTGAGTTAGTATTCCTGCCGCCCCTGATTGATATGGATCAAAACCCGGAGACATTGCTCCGACATTCACGGGCCGATTAGCAATATTAGACGCTTGACCAATAGACTGTTGATAATCGTCTTGTACAAATTTAGGTAACTTAGTATAGTCTCCACCCATGATTGATGCCATTGCCATAATCTTATCCTCTTCCTTGATTTTCTAAATTGTGCATCATATTATACATACGTTTTGCACCTTCGTTAATACTACCACCACCTGCTGCTCGTACAGCATCAGCGGTCATTACAAATTCATTTTTCGCCAACATTGCTGGCACATCGTCTTTACGTTCTTGTGCTCCCATTGGAATAAAACCTCCACCTCTACCATCTAATTGTTGTCCCTGTGGTAC